TCACCTCAGCCTCCACGCGGGCTGATATAAGTACACATCATAATCCACAACTTCATTAACCTGCCCAGCATACGTCGGGTCATTAATTGTCGCTAAAAATCCGTACAAGTACGCTCCCACTGTACCCGCAATTGGCGCTTCTGCGACTCCGGTTGTTGTGCGGCTATAGAGAACGCGATTATTTACATAATCCTCATCGCCAGTATAGCTCCTAACTGCACTCACACCACCATTTGAGCCTACCTGGAGTTGCTTGGCTGAAACCGTCGCACTACGTGTGACTGACTGATGAGGGTCCAATATCCACGGCGCACCGGATCGTGGTGTATATGTTGTTGCTAAACTGAGCTCGCGCAGGTAGCTATATACCGACCCGTATAGCACTCCATTTATAACCAAATTTATATTGATCTCCTCATGCAGCACATTGGTGTGCAAAACATTAGTTTCGTCATAAACCGTCGAATTGCGCTTAAATGTCCATATATATTGGAGCATTACGCCGGACGGCAACGTTGTTGTCGCGGACGCCTTTGTGTAGCCTAAATCAGTTTCGGCGCCCGATAGACTGGACCCACTCTTTGTAAATGTCGCGTGAGATATTGGCCCGAGGCTCGTAAAACCCGGCGGTATACCGAGCCCTGACGGTTGCCCGTTGGTGTCGTAAAACCCCCATGCAGTGGTGTTCCAGCTGATGCATTGCCGAGGGTTTTCGTAAAAACCAATCACTGTCGGCACACCCTCACCCTTATGCAAATCGACAATCACCTTGTCGCCATTTACGAAGGCCTTGGCGTTGCAACTACCATATATAATGCTAGCCCCGGTGTAATGTATTTGCTGTCCAGCGGGCAAGCCAGCGCCTTGCTGGAAGTTAGGCAATAGGGGCTTGTCGCCAATGATTTTGCTTTGATATTTATCGACGTCATACCGGCCGATAAAATCCAGGTCGCAGGTGTTAGCCGACTTATTCAGGTTAGATAGGGTCGCTATGCGGTACATCGGTTTATGCCGCTGCATAGCCGGTGCCATGCAGAGATTGAACCAGGTAGCAAATGACGACGTTGCTAATACGTGCTGTAGTTTTGCTGTCGGTGCGCGGGGCGTACCGGGCAACCATACACCGGTATCGTTGCGGATCTGGTCGGTGATGTTATCGCGCTCCAATAGATAATCGACCTCGATGCTCTCAATGGTTCCTGTCAAATTTTCTTTGTACTCGACACACCAGGCCGTGGCGTCTATGGTACTTGGGCAGTTTTTTTGCAGGTAAGCCTTCTCTTTTTCTAGGGATATTTTTTTTAGTTTCAGCATCGCGATTTCTTTCGCTTGAAGCTCAACGGCGACTTGGGCTTTAAACACCTGCTCAACCAACCCATTCATGACAGATGGATTGCTGACCAGGTCGTAAACGGTCGCGACGGCGGTGTAATCATTCAACGCTGTTTTTGCCCATTGCAACGCTTCGTCCAACGGCACTTTTTTTTCCTGCAATTCGGCGAGTTTATCGGCAAATCCGTCCAGTTCTGCCTGGATTGCCACAATGCGTTGATCTACACGCGCATTGTCAAAATTAATTCGCACACTGTAATGACCAGCACCCAGGCTGGATAAAATCGTTACACTGCCCATTTTATGCCTCAGCAATTTCCATCATTTCAAAGCTGGTATCGACGATATGGGTAATGCCGCCGACAACAAAGGTATCGCCGTTAATCGTTACCGTGTCGCCGGGCCTTAAGCGTGGGTCCAGCTCGCAGCGGTAACGGTGCTTACCGCCGCTCAGTCCAAAATAGGACGGATTTTGCAAGGTCATCGACTTAGCAGTGACCGGCACCATGTTGCCAGTGCCGGATAGCTGCGCTGTTACTCCAGATCGACCGCCGGTTGATAAATCCATTTGCTCTAATAGCACATTAGCCATTAGATAGGTTGACTCGGCCCCGTCGCTTAAAACATAGACCCTGAACACGCGTAATTGACCGGCGGCGCGTAATGCAATATCGTCCGTATAACTGTCTGCGCCCCTTAATACACACGACAGATAGGACACACTATCACTGTTGATGCGGGTCTGGAACGAACTGATCGGTAACTCTAAATCGGGCAGTCCGGCAGCGCCGGTTAGGTAACAGCGGTAGCGGGTAGCGAGCCAAACCGGCGGTATCGGCGTTAGGACGCGATCGGCGAAAATCGACACCTGCCCGACAACAGAGATGATGCTTTGTGTTGGAGTGAGGACCTGCCCTAATTTAAGAGCCGGAACCTGACCGATAACAGAGATACCCCCTTCTTGCGGCCTGGCAAAAACAACATCGTTGGAATGTTTTGCAATTTGCCCGATAACAGAGATGGTGCCTTGTGTTGGTGTGAGAACCTGCCCTAATTTAAGAACCGGCACCTGACCGATAACAGAGACACTGCCCTCCGTGGGCGTTAGGACCCACCCTAATCTAAGAGTCGGCGCTTGCCCAATAACAGAAATACTCCCTTCTTGCGGCTTAGCGAAAAAAACATCGCTAGAATGTTTTGGCACCTGCCCAATAACAGAGATGGTGCCTTGTGCAGGATAAATTTTTGCGCCAGCTTTGATAGCCGGAGCCTGTCCAGTAACAGAAATAGCGCCCTGATTAGCGGTAACAAAAAACGGGATTTGGTTACTATGGGGAAACGGGGTGTTGGGTACTGTGAAATTTTCGGTATACCGGGCAACACCCTTAGTTATCCGAAATTCCTTCAAATATCCGCTAAACGCTGCATTGGCTGGCTGCCCCGTTGCATAACCAATGACTAACGGTTTTGCCCCGCCATACATTGCTGCAGCAGATGACGACCATTGCAAGACACCATCAACAAACCCCAAGCACAGCGCCCCATATTTGACCAGAGCTAGATGATGCCACGCTCCAGTTGAGATAGTTGTAGTCCCCTGGTATGACAATCCTGTTGGACTGACCCCATTGCCGTTGCCTAAAAATGCCCATAACTTACCAGTCGAAGTAATCGATAGGTTGTATTGGGGATAACTGGATCCGCTGACGCCGTCCTTATCAACGATGACTATCGGATCAGCCGACAAAGATGAGACATACGCAAATGTCTCTATGGTCCAATCGCCGGACGTTAAATTAAAGTCAGCGTGATTAACGACGGATAAAAAATCGCCCGTACCATCAAATTTACCGCTATTGCCTCCAAATAAAGTTTGGGCGCTGCTGATCTGTGCATTACCATTTGCCGTTACTGTTTTTGGCGCCGGTGCATTATCAGTAAATACCGTGCTGCCATTGCTGTCGTTAAAATGCAGCAGCAGCGATACATTATTGTAATACTGCTCAGCCATTAAACGGTTTTAATCCAACCGTTAGCCGGCGTATAAACAACAAAATCGGACGCCGTGCTAATGGCCGTTGCGCTGCCGCTGGCCGTATTGAGGTTGAGATAAAACAATAATTTGCCGGTCGTGGCGCTGTAAGTGCCTGGTGTCACCGGCTGTATTGCGATCAAGTACTTAGCCTCTATCGTAACAGCTGATCCGAAATTGACATCGGCGGATTTGTAGCACGTGGTTCCGGGCGTTGTCGTGTTATCGATAGTCAATCCGGTTGCTGAGATAGGCGCACCATCGCCTGCTGTGATGACGTTAGTCAAATCCGTCGTGGTGCTGTGTGTGGCTATGGGTGTGTATCCAGCCCCCGCCAAAACGAACATAATATTGCCGGGGGTAGCATCGTCCCAATCCCGGTTGTCTGTAGAGGTTAGTGTTTTTTCCAAACCGTTGTATTTTACTGCTGAGCCTGCGGCCATAATCCACCTATGTATTGAGTTGTGTTTTAACTAAAAACCTGATTTTTAATCCCTGAGACTCGTCGACCTGTTCGACAACGCCCAGGTAGCAGCCGGTTTTGCAGCTCAATGTTATCAAGCTGTGCCGCTGTAGGGTTGCGAGCAATGCCAAGCGAGACTCAGCGCTTAAATCAGGCACGGATATGATGTACGTGGCATCGCTGACGCTGTAGCCGTTATCGACAATCAGCGCACCGCCGTCGAGCGTGGCGGTGCGGGATACGCGGCGGGTTAGACTCGAAAAGTCGCTTTTGCCCATATCGACCTCCAGGCGATGGTCACCGGAATAATCAAAAAGATAGCTGCATAGACTCACGATCATAGACCCACCAACATCGACAAGCCTTGTTGCGAGGCTTTGATTTGGGTAAATTTTAGGATTTTGTCAAATACCAGCTCCAGCTCAGGAGCCAGGTTGCCGCCGTCAATGCTGATTAACGGCGCACCGGACGAGAGCCGGGCTGTCGTAGCGTGGGCTTGCTCGATGACGGCGTTAGTGAGCTTTTCCTTTAGCTGCAATTCGGTATTAAGCCGCTCTTCCTGCCTTAGTGCTGCGTCTCGTATTTCATCCCTCGCGCCATCCCAGGTATCTGTTTTTCCAAATAATTCCCATAGATCGGTAACGCCGGAAGTTAATGAACTGATGACATCACTAGCGGCGGTGAATGCCGATGCGATACGCTGGGTATCGGCTTCGATTTGCGCGGTTTGCAGGTCGACGTTAGCCCGGACATCGATCTCGTATTTATGATCGGCCAGCTTGGCCATTTCGATGCTGTAATCATTCATCTGTTTTTGCGTTTGCAATAATACGTCTTGGATATTTTTCCATTCTTTCGATCCAACACCTGCGGCTATAGCTGCTTCATTGGTCGCTGCCGCCGTCTTTTTTGTTGAATCGGTAACGGAGGTCAAGCCGTCGTGGACTTGCCACAAGCCATCTTTATAGGTAATCGTGACGTTGTTGCTAGACGCCATTTCCCTGGCTGCATAAGCCTCGGCTTCAGCCAGTGTGCTAAAGCCTTTTTGCGCTTCTTTGGCCGTATCCGAGGCCAATCCCAGCGACTTGGCGACATCATTAACTGCATCGGCAAACCACGATCCTGATTCCGATGCGGACTTAACTTCGGTGTCGTAGTCGCGCACGCCGGTTCCGGCAGCTTCATAAGCGCCGGTTGCGTCATTGAACACCAAGCGGCCTTCATCAACCGCTTTATTGAGCTCATCCATGCTAGATACAGCAATACCGGTGCGGTCGCTTATTTCCGCCAGTCGATCTTTTATTTTTATTTGATTTTCGGCGAGATTAGCAGTCGATTCGGCGACGGTATCCTGTCTATTCTTGTAGTCGTCCCATGCCAATACATTTGCAGTAATCCCGTAAGTAAGACCACCAACGGCGATCAATATAGCCCACAAACCCTCTGCCAGAACAGCGGCAGGAACTGCGCCCACTCCAAGCGCAGAGACTAAAGAGGTTACTGCTGCCGCTGCTTGGGTTCCGGCAATCACAGATAATGCGCTACCGATTGTTTGCAGCGCATCAGCGCCACCGGTAACCGTGCCTTTCAGTGTCTCAAATATTTGCGACAAACCGAGTAAATTACCGACCGTTTTTTTGCTGCTATCGTCCAAGTCATTAAATGTATCGATACCAGCCACAAAACCTTGCACGACAGGCCCCCAGGCATCAATAATGCCGGAGACAACGCGAGTCAATGACTCGAAGGTATCGACCAAGAATTGTATAGCGTGAGCCAGCCCCTCTGGAGTCGATAAATCGATCCCCCCGAACAAGTCGCCAATTTCAAAACCGGCATCCTTGAGCGAGGCGATTAAGCCGGTAAAATCTACTTGCGCCAGCGCCGCCGGCAGGTTTTCGCCGATGCGTTTTAGCAAGGCGGAAATATCGCCATAAAACTCATTAAATGCGGCAAAAACCGGATCGAATGCCCCCTGATCGATTGACAGAGAATAACCGTGCATTATGGCTGTCAAACCATCAAGAATATCGGCCCAGCCGTCTTGCAACGGCTCGCCGACTTTTTGGAGCAGGATTTTAGTGTTGTTTTCTAACCTGATCGTTGAATCTTCAACGCCGCCAACCATGTTTTTATAGTTGTTGTTGAAGTCCTGGACACTGGTGCCCATAGCATTGATAGTGCCGTCAAATTTACCGGCACTGTCGTTAGCCAGAATCAATGCGCCTTTTGCAGCTTCCGAGCTGCTGAACAACGCATAAACTTTATCCGCGCTGCCGCCGGTCGATTCTTTCAATTTATCCATCACGGCCGGCAAGCCGTTAGCTGTAACCGACAACCCGCCCAGGGCTTTAGATAAATCATCGGACGGGCTTAACAGCTCTTTCAGCAGCGCATTAAGCAGCGTCATCGACTGATCGGCACCGACACCGGCGCCGGTTATAGCAGCAATTGCCGCGCCGACGGTCTCAATAGGCACACCGGCAGCGCTGGCCGTGGAGGATACTTTGCCGATGTTATCGGCCAGCGCTTGCATATTAATGTCGCCGTTTTGCACGGTGGCAAACATAGCCGCCATGACCTTTTCGGCGTTGGCGGTATTGGTCGCGCTATCGTCCGTTATCAGGCCGTAGGCATTCATGGTGCGGGTCAGCAACGCGGCTGACGAATCCAACTGAGTGGCACCAACGACTGCGCCTTTTTCCGCGATAGTCAAAATATCCAGCGCTTTAGAGGTGTCGCCAAGGTTTGAGGTGGCGACATACATCGCCTTTTCGATTTGCTCGAAATTGCTCGAATTGGACTGAGCCGCAAACTCTTGAATAGCGGTTTTTAGTGCGGCGACCTTTTCCGGGGAATCATTAACCAAAGAGCCGATTTCTTCGATTTTTTCGCCGAAGCGCGAGGCTTCGTTAACCGAAACAGTCAGCAATGTAGCACCCAACGCCAGCACAGCGGCCTCGGCTGACAACGCTCTTTCGGCCACGGCAGCTAAAGGCGCGGTGACATTTGACGTTTTTTCGACAATATTATTGAGTCCATCGGTAACGCTGGATATACCTTGCCCAGTATTGTCGATAGCGCCAAAGATGATCTCTATTGTTTGTTGTAAATCGGCCATTAACTTAACTACTCCGCTCGTTTTTATCCCGGTAATACAGTTCCCACAGCAGCATTTCCGTTTCGCTCAGCCCGCCCGCCGGAAATTCCGACGGGCAAACCTCGTAAAGCAGCTTGCCGCGCAGGTCGCATAAGGTCATTCGGCTGCGGAATGCACTGCTATTCCACAGCCGGGCTACTTTTTTAAATCGGCTCCCAGCCCGGTCAGCTCGATAATTTTGTTAGTGAGCTGATAAAACTCGACCGGGTAGTTTTCGGCCAGCTTAACGGCCAACGGCTTATCGATGACCGGATCAACCGAGGCTATCACCAGCTGCTCCAGGCGCTTGACCAGCTCCGTTGCTACATCATCGCCAATACCCAACGATGCGCGTATCTCGTCGATTTGCTCGTTTTGCGTTGCAAGGGCTTGGATGATGGTATCGATGCTTTTTTGCCGATTGCTTGCTTCCATCGACTTGGCCAGCTCGTCGCCGGTCAGGTTCCTGACAGTCCAAACTGCCAGAGCGCCGTCGGGGAAAAATGCCTGCAATGCTGGAACAGGGACCTCAGCCGTCCGTGGCTGAAATTTGGCCCGCATGAATGCTTTATCGTCAAACATAGCTATATATCCTGTTTAATTAGTTGACGTCAGTCCGATGAGCAGCAAGACGATCCGGGATCACAACTACTTGAACCGCTGTCGTAGCTGCTGCCGGACGAACTCCAATCGCTACCGCTGTGGTGGCGATTTAAATGGTCGTCATCGTTTCGGCGTGATTCGGTCGACCGCACCCGGATTGAATGCGCGGGTACAGCATGAAGGGAAGCTCGCGAAAAGCAGTGCGGCGCTCTCGGCGTTGATTGAATGGGGTTATCAGGCTTTTGGTTGCGGCCCTTGTAATCACGCCAATACCACCAGCGCACACCAAAGACATAAACAGCCAAAATACAAATAATCGCAATAACGTAGTTCATGATTTATTTTCCTTTAGCTGGACCGGTTAACGCTGGCAGTTTGGGCCGATATAGTCACCTTAACTTTCGGGTGATCGGCAGCGCCAAAGGTGCGCGAGGTGCCGATTTTGCCCTGCGTCAGTACGTAGGGCGCTTTATTGCTGTCCTGGAAATACTTAATCCAGCGCACATCATTAGCAGCCGACAGCAGCGGATCGGTAATGCCGTCTTTGAGGATCGCGGTAAAACCGCCCTGCCCTAATGACTCCGACGAGGTGCCGACCAGGCCGCCATAGACCTTGGTTGATGAGGTCGAGTGCGTGGTTTCGGCTGGCACAAAATCGTTTGCAAACGATTGTTTTGTAAAGATTGGCTCGGCATAAGACGCGTAGACGGCTTTGGCGACGCTACCGGTGTGGATCAACGGCAGGGCCGCATCAAACACAACGGTGCCGTTGGCGTTGTCGGTGTCGAAATTAGGGTAATCGTAGCGCTCCAGGTACGTGCCGACGGACTGGAAGATTTGCGCAGCGGTAATGGGCGCGGCGGCACTGGTGGCGACGCGCACTTGGGCTATCTCGATGCTGCCGACTGGGATTAACGGTGGTCCGCCCGCTGCGGCGCGGGTTTCGGAAAACGCCGTGGTCGTGCCGTCGGTACCGGCGACAACGGTTACCGCGCCGGAGCTGTTGATGGTGATCGAGTTAACCTTGCTGACGTTGGTTGCCGGGCGGGTGATGGTTTTATCGATCGCCACGCTCACGGCGGTTTTTTCGCCAGCCAAGTAGCAGGTCAGCGCGGCGACATCGACGCCGTTATCGACTGCCGAAGCCGCCACCGCTACCGCGCCGCCGGTAATGACGCCGTTAGGGCGCACGTCCGGCGAGTTGCCGTCCGATCCGGAAAATATGTCGGCCGATGAGGCAAATATAAGGTGATCGCCGGAGTCGGTCAGCGCCGACATGGCATAGGGCGTTACGCCGGATTCGTAGTAAACGGCTGAGTTTGCGTTAGACATAGTGTTGTGCTCCAGTTAGTAAGTTGGGAGGGTATAAGGGTCGCCGGCCAGCGTTGCATAGCTGACGATAAAAACGACAGATGTGGTTGTGTACTCGCTGCCGGATTCTGGGTATTCCGGCGTTGCCGATTGCCGGGTGATGTTGGTCGCCAAGCCGCCGAAGGTTTTATCGGTGTTGGGGCCGATCATTGTGATGATGATTTCGCCGATTAGCGCGGTGGCAGAGGTGCTGGGGTTGTCGACGCCATGCTGCCAGATGCACTCCAAATTGATGGCAAAGCGGCTGCGCTCTATGCCGTAGACGATTTCTTCGACCTGATCAGCGCCATCCCAGACCGAGATAAAGCGCTCTTTTGTCTCACCGACTGAGCGCTGTACACGCTGGACCGGTAAATTTGATAATACAGCCGCGCGGGCGGTAAAGGCGGCAATGATCTGTTCTCTGATGGTGTCGGTCATTTTTTGAGCACGCAGGTAGCAAATTGGTTGTCGTTAGCGACGATGTCATCAACGGTGTATTTGACGCCGCCAATCGTAAATTCAGAACCAATTTTGAGTCCTGGGGCATCCTGCAATGCAACGTCTATATGCTTGCGCTTGGCTGATATATGCGGCTCATTGGAAAAAACCGGCTCGACATCATCATTCACCATCGCCTTTATTCCGACCGCACCGGACGGGGCGTGATAGGTCACGCTATCACCGAGGGCGGCGGTAAAGGTACTGGCGGGCATTAGGTCGGCGAAGTTCATTGCGCCGCGGCCGCCAAAAATAACGCATCCAACTGGTCGGCCGACCAGCCCATTTCGTCCGCAACCTGCAAGACAAGCGCGTTGTCGCGCAGCAATACTACTGCGTATTCCCACTCGATCTGGGCTGCTTGTGGCATAGTGGACACTGCATCGGATACCACGTTCAGCAACCCCGCCTGGAGCAATACCAACCGAGCCTGTCGCATAGTGATCGATCCAGGAACTACCCCCGCCTGGAGTAATGCGACAGCATCTATAATGACCCACGCACCATCCCGCCAAAAACAACCTGAAATAGCTCGATCATATTCCGGTGGCGGAGTTCCCGCCCTGCCCATCCACGGTTGTGGGCTCTCTGTAATGATATGCTCGCCGGTATCCGGACTAAATAAATCGTTCATACTAGACCCCAAGCCTGTTCAGAAGATTATATGAATTCGCCCAATTTGCGTGACCGCGCCATGATGCGATGAATTTGTTAAGCGCAGCATCGTTATTAGATGCGCGGTATTTTTTAATTTTTCGTTTAGCGGCAATTACTGATCTGCGACGGATTAGCTTATGCGTCGGCCAAATACGGTAACCCAGCCAATCCAGCCCATGCGACACATGCCCGATACTCCACTTTGAAAACGTCAGACCCATGTTAGCCTCTGAAAACCACTTAAGCCCGAATTGCAATACCGCCAGCGCCTCGGGGCTATGCGAAAAAATCACCGTGTCATCCATGTAGCGCAGCCAATGCTTAATATGGAGCGTATGAGTAAGATAGCGGTCAAGGATATGCCCATAAACATTAGCAAAAAGCTGACTGGTCAGATTTCCGATCGGTAGGCCGCAGCCAGCGGCGGGAAGAAATGCAGCAATAAGCGCCAATGTACTTTGGCAGCTTATCTTTCTCCTGATCTCGCCATGCAAGACGGCGCGATCAATGTTGGCAAAATATTTTGAATAATCCAGCTTTAACCAGTGAGTAAGGCCCCGACGCATAATAGCTTGCGCCTCAATTACCGCAGCATGCGTCCCTTTTCCCGCTCTACATGCGTAATTGTTAGGCAAGAACGTCCGATCGAAAATAGGCTCTATCACATTACATAAGGCATGCTGAGCCACTCGATCCGCAAAAGGCAACGCGGAAATCTCTCGGCGCTTAGGTTCATTAACAAAGAATATGTTTGGCGGTGACGGCCTGTAACTACCAGTCCGTAGCGCATCTGAAAGCATACGGAGATTTGCCGCCAAGTGTTGCTTAAACTGCAAATGCCCGGCGCTATATCGCTTGCCTTTTGCCGCCTTTTGATAAGCTCGATACAGATTCGGCATACTGGCGATTTCCGCGATTAGATTTTTGTATTTTTTACCCATAAGTTGCAAGTTCGTCTTTCGAAAGTTCCTACTCGACGATCTCTTGACCTCGTAATGTATTTGCCGAAGCAGGATGATGAAGCTGACCACAAAACAGCGTGATCGGCGCCGGCGGCCTTAACCGGTCGGCGCGGAAGATAATCGTCGTCACTGGCAGCCCGCAAGCCGATGTTCCAGTTCGAGTTCCACGGATAGTTGTTCCAGTTGGAAGCGCGAGATCCAGAGTTCGAGCCGTTCGTACGCGTGCCGCTTTTATCTTAATCATCCCTTTACTGCCTTGCTTTTTATCCATGCGCCAAGCATTTTCCCGGTTTCAGCGAGGTGAATCGATGCCACCTCGTGCTGATGCCGGCTGATGAGCCGCCTGTTTTCGTTAGCAAGGAAACGCAGTAAAAATCTCAGGTGTGCCAATCCGGCATCGGCAAGATACAGCTTTGATATTTGCGCTGATTTTCCTGCCTGCTGTAAAAAGCTAACCTGATCAAACATTGCACCAATCAATCGATCCCGAATGACGTGGTGCGATCGGCGAATATTAAGCGCTATCGGATAGATATAATTTATAAACCCTTCAAACCGCTCAATAATCGCCAGTTGCCGTTGACTGGCAAATTCGTCGCTTAAAAAATCCATCACTCGCTTCCGCTCGCTCAATCAAGTTGCAAGTGGTCACTGGCAGCGCGCAAGCCGAAGTTCCAGTTCGAGTCCCACGGAAAGTTGACCCAGTAGGAAGCGCGAGAGCCAGAGCTCGAGCCGCTCGTACGCGCGCCGCCTAACAAGACTCTCGTATTGGTATTATGGTACATCTGTCCGCGCCCGCCATTGACACTCCCCCACGCAAATCCGGACGCCTGAGTGCCGGTGTCGCTACCCCATATCCAATGGTGGCCCGTCGCCTGCTCAATCCCGTATTTACTCGTGTAGCCAGGGTTTCGCTGCGTCAGCGGATATGTCGAAGCTGTCGCATCGATTGATTGATTTTCAGTCACTCCAAACGCCGCATCAACAAACTCGCTTTCTCGTAATAAGCGTTTCCCGGCCGCGCGAGCCAGCTCATTAGCCGCCCACCATGTCATGTTCGTATAATTTAACGTTCCGTTGCCGCCGAACGCGATAGGGATTTTGGGCAAAACTGTACCTGACGCTATGTTTGTGCCGGATTTGCTAGTGCCATTTGCGGCTGTATCGGTCGAACATAGATATACATCCACCCATATGTCATTGACAAACGCCATACCCTTTGGCGACGGACATTTAGGTCTAAACCTTAAGTCCCATATTGAGTAGTGGTTGATGCCTGCAAGCTTGTCAACATCTGATTGAGTCCAAATCATGCCGGGGCCGGTTGTTGCGAAGGAGCCACCCGCTACCGTTTCACCAGCCGCAACCAGTCCGTAGTGGAACCCGCCGATCAAACGACTATTGTTCGTCGTGTATCCGGTCGGGCTAGTAAAATTAGAGTCCGCCCTGACGCTACCATCAGAGCACACATAGATAGCGTAATCGATGCCACCGTTAAGTGTCGGCATAACGACAGCGGTGTCGAATCTGAATTTAACCAGATCATTTCCAACAGCCAGCCCTGTGTCCGCTTTTATGCTCAATGCGCCCGCGGCGGTTTTTGTGAAAACCGGGCTAAATGAGTCAGCCTTATCAAACACCAGACGACTATTGGCCTGGCGCCCACTGGCGGCTGTTAATACAGACGCGCTCATCACTAGACCCCCACTGTTGCGGTAACTGATGCCGATGTGCCGCTAATAGTTGTTAATTTGATATACATGTATGGCCACTCCGCCGCGATATAATCGCCGGATGAGTCACTATGGGTGCCGGATAAATACGAGGTCGCAATCAATACACCATGCGCGGTTGACGGACTATTTGATCCGTACCACTCAACTGTTGCCGACACGGCGCCGCTGCCGGTTAGCACGCTCTGAATAACTCTTGATCCCGGACTAATAGCGCAGCTTTCTGACGTTGCGACGGCTGATGCATTGTCGAGCAGGGTTGTCACTAATTTGGCTCCAACTGGAGTAGTTTTTGTCATAGATATCCTTGGTCTAGTGTTTTAGCTGCCATTATTTAACCAACCACTTTTCCAATCTGGACTGCGCAAGCTTTTCAAAAATCAAAATCGCTCTGCTACCCATATGCCCGCTAATACCGATAAACGCCGCCGACAAAACCGGCTGCATTTGCGCTGATTCACACATGAAAAAAGTCAAAACACCGACAAATCCTGATATAACCAGCTCTCCGATCAGCTCGGAAACCGAAAACCGGCAATGACCGGTTTTTATTTTGCGGATGTAGCCAGCAATACCGCCTAACAGCGATATGCCGAATACCCAGACATAAGTGATCATCGAATACGATAACGGGTCTTTTGCAGGCATCATCTTGTCCATTAATGGCTAAATATCAGAATATTGCTTAGGCGATGATTGAATGCATCAGCGCCCAAGCCGCCCCGGTCGATACAAACTGCGCAAGGTCATTGGCCGCATCAATGGTCGCAAAGGTTGCGCCACCGGCAATGGTTTCGCTAGCTGCCGGATCAAGCGTTACGGCTTGAGCGTCGGCTGAGGTTTTGCGCACAAATAGCTTTGACCCTGGAGGAATAGCGGCCACGCTCGGAAGATTGACTGTTTGGGCGGCGGTATTCGGCGCGAATAAAATCAAGTCGCCGCCGCCAAAATCTCCGACATTGAGCGTTTGCGCACCGGTTGCGGACAACGTTAATGCCCGCGGACCCTCCTCATTAAATTCCTCAAGGTCAACCAGTACGGTTGCCGTTGCAGCCAACTCGGCTTGATCGGCATAGCCGATAAAATACGCATTGATCGCCGGGGCGTTGATGACTTCTGTTGCAGCTGCATCCCACCAGAGCTTTTGCCCTTGCACGACCGCATCACTGGTGTTTTTAGGTAATAAGAAAATGCCTTCTTTTGCAACCGATCCAGTGCCAGTGGTTGCAATACCAACCAAGGCAATGCCCATTTGTTGATTACCGATAACGACCGGATCGCCGCTTAAAACGGCGGCTCCGGTACCATTTGCCCAGTCGACTACATCGCCGGGTTTGATATAATTTTTAGCCATGTTGACTATCCTTTAATTTGTAGGTTGATAATGGCGGGGTTTAAGCGCCTGCGTTTTTGTAAGCGCCCTCAAAACCTATGGCACCGATTGCCGACGGATGCTCTACCCGGTAGCTTAGGCCTGCGGTGCTAAAGTCTTCTTCCATCGCCAGGACCGGCTCGGATTGACCATCCAGAAATGCAACTTCAATAACCGGAGCAACGGCAGGGTCGGCGAACAGATACCACTCATTGCCATCAATACGCGGAGTATCAACAACGTCGCGCACCATGCCTCTGATCTTGTTGGGCCGCTCCAACTTGTTAGATGCATCGGGATCATATTTGGCATCGATCAGCACACGCACTTCTTCGGCGTCATCGATACTACCCAGCCAAATTGCCGGGCGGATGTCTAAAAATTCCTTATCGCTCAGGTCTTTTTGTTTCATCATTGCCGACTTCCCGGCCGATAATGCCGCAACAGATGGCCCGGCCCCAGTGCCCGCGAGGTTTTTATGGGTCTCGTGGAATAATGCCACGCCATCTTTTAGCGCCGGGTTAGAGGCCAGCAGCGCATAGACGCGATTTTCAATGGTGCGCTTTGCGGCGCGGCCCATCATTGTTGTGATGTCGCTGATAAAGCCGATGTCGTCATTGATGATGATTTCCGGCGTAATCTTGATGATGCCGCCGCGACGTTTGGCCTGAATTCCCTCCTTTGCGGCGTCTGGAATGGTCATATTTTTGTATTCCCCCGCTTCGTTGACATCCTCTATATCGCCAATTGATCCGGTGCGCAAACGTAGCCACTCGCGGAAATCAGAGACGGTGCCCTGTTTGCAAAAGCGCGTCCAGGTATCGGGAGTAATGTCGTAAGCGGTTAACACCATTTTATGCATGACGTTTTCCAGCAATACCGGTAGGTCGCTGGTGGTTTGTCCGTATGCGGCCGGGCGCATTGACAGCGCGGATTTGACCAGCTGGATGCGGTCCATGCCTTTAATATTCCGGCCGGATAATTCAAGACTTGCTTTGGCAATATCTTCCAGACGATGACGGCGATATTCGTTTTGTGGATCGTGCTTTTCGACGCCGCAGCGGGCCATGATCGCTTGGCCTACGCCCTTAGCAAATTTCTCATGATCGCTTTCGCCGTTTTCAATGCGTGATACAAATCCACCGGCAGAGGGTTCAATGCCTTCGCCGAGCTTTGCCATTAACTTATCGGCAGCCGCTTGAGGGCTGATTTTGTGGTCATCAAGGCATTGATTCATGATCTCATCAACGCCGGCCATCTTGGCAAAGGGTTTAAATCGTGCGCGGATGTCGCCGCGGCGCTGGACGTCTTCGGCCAAGGCTTGAGCCTTGATGTCTTCGGGGCTTTGGGCAGCTGGGGCTGGGGCTGGGGCGGCTGGTGGGTTAACGGTCGCCGCCGGTGCGTTTTCGCCTGGTTTTGGCATGGTGCTCTCCTGTTTTGGAGGTTTATTAAAAATTCCGGCGGCTGCCGGGATGGTTTTGAAGCGGTTTAAATTAAATTGCGCGGCAATGGGCAAGGCATCAACTACGGTATCGATCAGGTTTTCGGCTTGCGCTTCGGCAGCGGTAAACCAGTGATCTTCGCCGTCAGTTAACCAGGACATGACTTCATCCTGACTTTTTCCGGTTTTGTTGGCGTAGCTGGTTGCCATTGCTGCCGCAAAGGTATCCAGGACATCGGCGGCTTTGCGCATGTCGTTGGCATTGCCTTCAGTCCATGACCACGGCGCATGGATCATCATTAGCGCGTTTTCGGCCATTTCGACACTGTCGCCAGCCATGGTAATTAATGAGGCGATGCTGACCGCAACGCCGTCGACAGCTATAGTGACACGGGCTTTATGGCGCTTGAGTGCGTTGTAAATAGCGATGCCGTCGGATACTGAGCCGCCGTAACTGTTGATACGGACGGTCAGTGTTTCGACGCCGAGCGCGGCAATATCCTGGACAAATTTTTTAGCGGTAATGGATTCGTCATTCCACCAGCTCTCGCCGATGTCGCCATAAATATTGATTTCGGCGGCTTTTTCACCTTTGGCTTTTATTGCATACCACTGATTAGCCATTTGCTGCTCCTGGGTTATCGGCGGCAGCAACTGCCCCCGGTTGTTTGTCGTTAGCCGGATCGCTGGAGCTGATTAGTTCCGCGTCTCTGAGTTGCCGACGCCAGCGCTTTTCCTGCTCCAGTACGTCGCGTGGGTTGCCGCCGCGTTTACGGATAATTTCGGGGCCGGTGATGTAAAGTGAGCGCTCGCCTTCAGTGTTGCCTTTGACTTCTTTTAATGGGTCTATCCACGGCATGGAGGGGCCGATAAATAAGGCGTCGGCCAGCGTCAGCGGATCGACGTCGACAGGGATTTTTATTTGTCCGGATAACATCGCCATCGATACAAAAGTTTCCCAGTTTGGCTGGGACAGTCCATTGATAAATGCCGATGTTAAGATGCTGTAATTAACCCAACCCTCAATGAGTTCTTGGCGCTGGCTGGAGTAGCTGCCGTCGTAATCGCGGGCGATGGTTGAGTAATTAACACCGGCACCGGCAGCAACGGCACGGAGCTGACCGTTACGCCAGTTGTAGGCGTTTGGGTTTGGCCGGTTGGTGTCGATCATGCCGATCTCTTCGCCTTCAGCGAGATCATCAAAGACCATGCCGGGCGAAAATCTTAATGTGCGCGGCTGTCCATTAGGGTCGGCTTGGTAACCATCGGGCTGGCCTTTTTTGATGTAAGCGGCCATCGATGCGGCAATCTTGGCGGCAATGCGCTCGGACTCCTCGTAATCTTTGATGTCATCCAAGCGGGTCATGACGGTGGCAAAGATCGACACGCCGCGCATTTGGCTTAGGCGATCACGCATGCGCAAATGATTGATTAAATCTGCGCTGACCGGGATTAAATCCAGGGCTTTAGCGGTAAATACGTTGTAGTCGCCGGGATGATTGCGGTACAGGTGATAAATTTTAGGCTGGCCCCAGCCGTTGCGCTGGATGCCCTGCACGATGTTTTTGGCCGGATCGTCATAGATCAGCGGCAGCATGTCCGGCTCCAGCATTTCTAACGTAAACGGTACGGCGGTGCCGTGATCCAGATAAGGCACTGTGCCGAGCAGGTTTTTTGTCAGCACTTCGCCGTCACGTAGCCATGTGCGGCACAATAGGCGCTCCATGCCGGCGAGGTTTTCGGTAAAGGTGCATTCGGGTTTTTTTGCCCAGTCTTTGTGCAGGCGTAACAGCTGGTCGGCTAGATCGTCGTGGATCTCTCCGGTAAAGGTGCGCGGCTGCGGCTCGATGCCGATGCCGTTGGCGCCGATGGTGTTATTGACCAGGGCGTTTAAAACGCCTTTAGCTAGATCGTGGTTAGCGTCTAAAAAACGGGCTTGGTTGCGTAGATTGGGACCGGCCTGAGCAACCCAGCGGTCGCCGCTGCCGGAGTCCCGGCTTTGTTTGCGGAGTGTGGTCGGTTTTGCGGCTTCGTAAGCGGCCATCGCGGTTAATGCACGGCGGGCTTGCATCCGGCGTAGGGCTTTTTCCGGGGATATGGAGGCAATGACCGAGTCCAGGATATTCATTAGCTAAAATCCGGGGTTTGGTAGCGCGGCGATGTGCCGCCGCGTGCGATTCTTTGTTCAGCGGCAACGCGGCGCTCCCACTCTTTGCGGCCGTTTTGCACTTCGATTAGATTGGCTCGGGTTAATTGGCGCTCACCAAAGCGCACGATTTGGCCGTCCAGGATGGCGGCTTCGGCGGCGGTGTATTTTGCGAGCATTTCAGCTGATGTAGTCAT